ATGAGAATCACCACTGACATGCTCCGCGAACTGGAGGAAGCCATTGCCCCAGACGCTGAAGCGGAAATTCGAATCTATGCTGGCGGCTGCGATATTCGCGTGTGCTGGAACGGAGGCCTGAAGCAGGTCAACCAAAACCTGGGTGTTGTGCAGCTATCGGAGATCGTGGAGTACCGAGACGAGAAGATGCGACGGGCCTGGGATAAGGTGATCAAGAAGTTCAGAAGGCTGGCAGCCCAGTAGCCCCTGTTTAGATAAGGCCAACAGAACAGAGAAGATATCCACTAGCTTCAGTGCGTTCCAGTATCTCCTCAACAGGGTCATCGTAGCCGCTAACCTCATTGAATGTGACAAGGCTCCGCTGATCAAACGCGACCGGATAGTTCATGGCGATACCGGATATTGAATGTGGGCCGGTAGTGTATGACGCTGCGGTCATCAAAAACTTACTGCCAACCTCCAGGGGCATCTGGGGGAGAACATCAATAGTGGTATTCGTGTTGGACCCAGTAATGCCCACCTGAGACGCGATGTCTACTCCGTAACTTTTATGCGTAATACCTGACGGCAGCGTAAGGGCCTCGATCTCTTTTATGCGCTCCCCATTTCGCCAGATCTCTACTTTCTCTCTCATGGGCTCAGAATCAATGCTTCCAGAAGCGGTCAGGTATCCGCCGTTCGCATCCTGAGCAGTGTATGTGTCATCAATGCTCTCATTCAGGCTGTAGGTAAACCCGCCCACCACGACAGCGCAAAATCCAAAGCGGACATCGATGGCCAGTAGATTCTCGCCCCAGTCGATTCCCCCCCGCTTCTCCGACTCCGAGTTGGTGACGGATACACTATCCCCGGCACCGCCCCTGAGAGTTCTCATGTGCAGGTCGGTATTGATGAAGGCGGGCTCGCTTTCGCTGAACAATGTAACCGCATCGCTGGTGATGATCTCGAAAGCCGAGTCTCTTTGTACGCTTGTAACCCTGGTTCCTGTTGTGTCAAACCCAGGCCCCTCGATATCAATCCAATCGGAATCAATAGAGGTCACACTGCCAGACCGGCGCTCATAAGCAATGACTTCTCGATCCCCGACGTAGTCACAGTATATTGGCACGTCATGCGAGACGACTTGCTGGGAAACATCCACTGTTCCCGTCTTTATCACGGACGCAGGAGATGGCGGATCGCTATCGACGACATAGGTGTCAACGGTTGTTCGTGACCCAACAGGCTCCGCCCTGGTCCATAGTTGCTCTAGCGAAAATCCGGAGTTGATGTCATACCGGACCAAGTCGATGTGCAGGTTTTCGTCATCTTCCAGATCGCCAACAATCGTGCAAACAGCCTTGGTTCCATCTTCAGAAAAATAGAAATGGCTCTGCGGAGCCATCCCTGTCAAAAGCGTGGTTTCGTGCATGAACTGTAGGAGCCCGAACGGTTGAAGTAAGGCATCTACCGTTATCCGAAAAACCTTAAAGGTCTGGCCAGTTGCGTAGGATTCGTCGGACGCCACCACCACGAGCCACCGCTGGCCACCTACGTCTTCGTATATGGAGGCGCCATGGACGTTGACAAATGCCCCCGCTTCAATCTGTTCCGACAGGTCAAGAATTACCTCGAGGTCATGGTAAACATTGGGGCCAGCTTTCCATGCCGCCAAGAATCCATTGAAGCTAACATCTATTTGGTCAAGGCGGTGCGCTCTACCAGGCGGGCCGTCCCAAGATAGAACAAGCTTTTCAGTATTGAACCAGTTTTTGTTTCCGTAGCTCCTGGCATTGCCGCGCTGAACAACCAGATCGCCCGAGTCTGGCGTGGCGGTCCATGCGCTGTTGGAGCCATCTTCGGTTCCAAGCGGCGAATTGATTTGACCATTCATATCCTCGAATGGCTCGCCATACGTCTTCTTTGGTGCTTGATAGGTGGGAGCGGGCCCAGCCTCCCATTTTGCCGGCTCGAACACGAACCCAAACAAAGAGCACGGAACCGGATCTGACTCAAACCCAATGACCAACGGGCCATTGTCGGTAAACCGCACAACAACGCGGTCACCTTCGGTAAAAGCCGAGCCATTGCAGTCCATGTACACGATTGGGACGCCGGAAAGAATCTCAGTTTGATTGATTGGCAAATCCTGCGCACTGGACTTCGCGCTATCCAGCGTTACATCGCAAAGATCAACCTGAAGGCGGGTTATCTGACCGACACGGTAGCGGGGCATCCACTTCTGGACACCTGGCAAAACGGCTGCGTTGAAATAGATCTGAGCGCCGGACTGGCCCAGATTCGGGAATAGAGCTCCATCCCGAAAGGCATCATAAGCGCCTTCGCCCCCGTATCCGGGCTGGATGACAACGCCCTGGCCGCCCTCGTCGTTAATGTCCACCAGCCCCACATTGCCGGCCAGATCAAGCGTGTAATCCGTGCACCAGGCTTCGATCTCTCTGCCTTCGGGTACGGCCTCAAGCTGGCCCCGGCGCTTCAAAGCTGAAAGATTCTCTGCAATCAGCTCCGAAACCTTCAGTTCGGATATCCGAACGTCTGCTTGCAGCTGTATCAATTCTGTTTGGAGCTTGGTTATTTGCTCCCGGGCGCCTTCCTCTCCGGCCTGCAGGTCATCAATGAGCAAATCGATTTCACGCGCCTTATCCTGCACAGCGGTTTGCGCCTGTAACAACGCGAGCTTTTCGGTTGGGATCTTAACCGCCAGCTCAGCAATGCGCTCATTGAGTTTGGCAATACTCTCGTTGATTCGATCAACGGCCAATTTCTGCCTGACTCGATATAGGCCCTCGCCGAGGTGGCTGACAATCTCACCCTTAGACATTAACGCTCACTCACTTCGCAGAACTTGTCCGTATCATTCACGTAGTAGTTGATGTAATCAGCGGTGAATGTTTCGTCCAGCGCAGTGACTGTCATCCCCGGCTGCAGGAACAGGTCGATATTGCAGCGAACCCGCCGCTGGCCATTGCTGGTGCTGATACTGCGGATTCCGGTTAGCGCCCGCGTCCCCGTAGACGTGGGCTTGTTCTTCATGTACCCCGACACAGTAATGGTAAGCGCCCTCTGCCCCCTGTCCGGCCTAAGGGAATCAAAGCCAGATCTCATGATCTCGTCGTATTGGACCTGACCATCGGCAAACCGGTAGCCCTTCTGGATGACAAGTTCGCCCTTCTGGCGTGCCGAAATATCGTCCAGATACTGATCTGCGGCGGGTATAACGGCTTGAACATAGGATGATCGCCCGCCCGCTTGGTTTGTTGCCTGCCAACTGGAGATGCCGCCGATGTAGAGGTCGTCCAGGCCGGCAGGAGCACCGGTTATAACGAGCCGGTAAACCTCCTGGAGCTGGATAGGCGGGATCTTTGAAACCCAATCCTGAAATGCTGCAGCCTGTAAGCGGATTGGGAAGACAGCATCTAGCGCGGCGACGACGGGATTTACGTAAACGCTGAACTCCGCCTGGATGGGCAGAGTGGCATTTATAGCCGCATCGTAAGTGATTGGGGAGGTATCGGTTACAAGAGGCTCGGAGATTCCAGCAGTGTTTAAATCGGTAATCTCTTGCTCGGTCAGTTTGCGATCCCAGATCGAAGCATCCTGGAAGATCCCGTCCACAGTCGTGCCAAGCAAATAGTATTCACCATCTGGGCTGGCCCCGAAGAACGATCTAGCTGTGTAGCTGGCCGTGTTATAAATCAGGAAACTGCTGGCCCCGGGAAGTGAGTAAATCAGACTCCCGTTGACGTAGAGCCCGGTGCCGTTCACGTCCCCCGCAACCACTACGTCGTGCCATTCGCCAACCTCAAAAGGATCCGGAATGACATCGGAACCACTATTAAGGTCGCCTGCTGCAAAGAATACCTGGCCACTCTCGACGCTGATCAGAATCCCGTAATTGTTGACCTGGCCAAGCTGGAAAAGGCTCATCGAGTGAGACGAATTAACGTCCTCGACCAACGAGGTGTGAAAGTAGCGGATTCTGACAGTAATGGCTGAAAATGCTGGTAATAGCTCTGACTGAGGCAGTCGCAATGTGGCGATCTTCTCAAGATCGCCAGATGTCCCGTTCCAGTTCACAGCCATGTCTCGGCCGAGACCTCCGGGGGTGGCCACCACCGTGGCATCATATTCTGCAGGGCTGAGCTCCGGGCCCGAGAAGCTATCTCCAAAGCACTCGGCATTCCATCCGTCAACCACGTCGGCAACCCCAGTGCCGCTGGCCTCGTCCATCGGCCAATGGTGAACTATTCCATCTGTGGTGGCTGAGGCGAGATCCGCGTACTTAGCCATCAGACGGGCATCCGGATCACGCCAGAGGTAAGGTTGACTGGCTCACCAGAAACAACCGTCAGTGGACTCACGATAACGGACGCTCCGCTGCCCGATCCGCCGGCCGACAGGTACATGATTTCTGTGCCGCTTTTGTTAAGCAGTCTCGCCCAGCCCACGGCGCCACCAGCGGGAGCGGAATCCTCATCGGTCCACCCGCTGAAAGTGATCACACCGTTTGACTCAGTGCCCACTGTGGAGCTCAGCGTAAAGGTTGCCAGCAGCGTATCTGTGATGGTATTGCCCAGGCTCGCAGGCATAGCCCCGGTGTATAGCTCTATTTTTGGGTCGGATCCAGATCCGGTCACCATGTCCGCCAGCACGGCCTGCGCCAGTGTTTGTCCGAGCGATACGCGAATCTTCATTGATCAAGCCTCTTTTCAACCAGGAACTGGAATTGCGCTTCGCCGTTGCTTAGATTGAACGGGCCGGGTGCGCCGAGATAACAGCCTTCTTCGGTGGAAACGATTAGGCGCGGGTAACTCTTGGCCAGGCGCCTGACCGTCTCGACGGCCGCTTTACTGCGAGCCCTCCAGCGGATATCAAACGTCCTATCGGATTCCGAATAACCGAAGTCGGGAATTGCCGCGCCACCATCCAAAGTGGCGATACGATTGTTTCGGCGCTCAAATCCGGCCAAACCATCGGGGGAAACTTTTGTGAGAGACACGGTTCCATCCAGATCGAAAATCGGTGCGCTTATGAACACATTCATCAGTTAAGCCCCAGCAGCATTTCTTCACCGTCCGCATTCACGCGAACCTGGAGTTCTCTCAAAATCTCAAACATGAAGGCTTCGAGGTGCGGCTGAAGTCCAGCCCCATCAACCTTGATCAACGCATCCCCACGGGCCAGCTGGCGGGTTTTTTCCCTGATGAACTCAATCTCGGCCTTGGTAAGGGCGCTCTGATCGTCAAGTGCCTGCTGCCTGAACTCTTGCTCTTTGCGGATCTGACTGGCTATCTCGATCTGGGTTGAACGGCTGGCGTCATCGAATCCGCCGAAAAGGTCGGAAATAACGGATCCGGTATTGGAGAACGTGTCACTGATCGTTTGTGCAATCGCCTCCACTCTGTCCGCACCAGCCTCAACCTCGGCGATGTCCAGGGAAACCTTGGCCTCGATCTGCTTAATAAACTCGTTACTGTTGAGCTCCAGAAGCTTGATCTGGTAAGCCTCGGTTTGCTTTACGACTTCCTCGGTTTTCTTCGCAGCATCTTCCAGCGCCTTGTTGCTGTTGACGATGGTTCCGGAAAAGCTGTTGATCTTGCCGCTTGTCTCGTCGTATCCAAGCTGCAGCGACTTGTTATTCTTCGCCAGCTCTTCGGTTGTCTTCGAAACATTGCCCAGGGCGCCACCGCTGGCCTCAATACTGCGGCTCAGCTCTTCCACTGCGTCGGTTATGCCCCGCTGAGAACCGCTAAACTCTTCCGTTTTCTTGGAGTTCTCGACGAGCTGGGCTGCATACCGGTTAAACTCCGCCCGCTGCTCTTCCGTGATTTCAGTGGTGTAGCCCATGGTTTGCCCCAGGGCTTGGTTCATCTCGTCATAGCGCCCGCTTATCTGACGGAGCTCTTCGGTTTCCTCGCCGAGCTTCTTCGCCTGGCCGGCCAGTGGTGCGAATGCCTGTGCAATCTCTCTCAGCTCGTCCGCGTTGAAGTACTCAAAAAGCCTTTGGCCGAGACCGTCCAGCTCTTCCTCGAAAATCTCATTGATGAATGAGCCCAGGCCAACACCACCGGTCAAGGCGAGGCCAATCAGCCCGCCCTTCCCAGCTGTCGATGTGGCAATAGCCTTGATGCTTCCCAAGTTGCCGATCAGAGCCTTGAAGCCCTGAGCACCCGCCAGCGCAGTGAGGCCTGTACCAATGGACTCAAGCCCGCCAGCCAGGCCTCCGATCGCCGGGAGCACTGTATTGATCGTTTTAGCCAGGCCAAGGATTTCGCCGGCGGACTTCTTAGTTTCCTCGTCCAGGGACTGGAATTTCTCGATGCCGGTGCCAATGGCTATAAATAGCGGCTCAAGCCCGTTGGCGATGCCTGCTGACACATTGGTAAGTGCCGTGAAGGCATCAACGACCTGCTGCATTGCGTCCCGCAACCCTTCAACGGTGCTCAGGTCGACATCGCCAAATACAGCGCCAAACAGGTCTCCCAGCTCACTACCGAGATCATCGAATGCTGCCAGCAAGTCTGTGAACTCAAGACCCTCGAAGGCTTCCGGCAAGTTCTTAGCAATGGTGTCGACCTGCTGCGCAAAGCTGTCCAAGCCATTGCGCAGAGCCTCAAAGAGAACGTCTGCGTTGTCGCCCTGGATGGCCTCGCGGAAGGAGTCAACGAGGCTACTGGTGGCCTGCGTCACCGCCTTGGTTTGGTCGATATATTCGAGCCCGGCTGTTGCGGCGGCTGTTGTGAAGGCTGACCGCAGTTGCTTCAGCGCAAACTCTGCGGACTGTGTCTTAACCTCGAATTCCTCAAGCGCCGAGCCACTGGAGTTCAACGCAATCTGTAGTATTTCCTCGGAACGCTCCGCCCCATTCAGCACCGCAATAAAGCGGCTCATCTGCTCCGCTCCAGCGATAACCGTGGCAACGCGTTGCTTCTCGTTGTTGTCCAGGTCCTGCGTAGCAGCAATCAGGTCATACAGAACATCCTTGGTATCACGGCGCTGGCCATCGATCTCAAGCTGAATGCCCAGCTCGTCTTCAAGTAGCTCTTTGCGTTCCTTGGTGGGTTTGATCAGGTTGCTGATCGCCGTCTTGAGGGCGTTGGCCGACTCTGTTCCCGATCGTGTGACTTCCACGACCGGCGTCAGCAGGGCCGCCGTCTCTTCAAAAGAAAGCCCGAGGGTGTTGGCCACCGGGGCCAGAATGCGGAAGCCGTCGCCCAGCTGCTGAACTGAGGCGCCTGCTTTGTTCGAAACACCGTTCAGCACGTCCAGAAGACTGGCCGCCCTCGAGGCGGGAGCCTGGAAGCCCGCCAACGTACCGATGAGAAGTTCGCTGGACTGCTGTGTGGTCAGGTCCGCCGCATTCACGGCCAGCAATGATTGCTCAACCAGCGTCAGGGAATCGCTGATATTGAAGCCTGCCTGCCGGAAATCAGCCGTGCTTTGAATGATGGCGTCGGCGCTCACGCCAAATCGTGATGAGAGATCGCTGAATTGGTCTGAGTAGTCGCTGGCGCTGCCCTCGCTCTCGTCGAGTACCTTCTGCAGATCGATCAGCGCGGCCTCGAAAGTCACCGCTTCCTTGGTGGCGAAGGCCAGAGCGGCGACACCTACAGCAACCAGAGCGGCATCCAGCTTGATAATGCTGTCGGTAACGCTCGCCATAGGCCCGGTGATATCTCCAGCCTTGTTGACCAGAGAGTCCAGATTGCGGCCAACGGAGGTAATCGTTGAGCCCGTCTTATCTACACCACCGAAAATGATCTCAACGGTTTTTGTGGTATCGGCCACGTTTCCTCCGGGCATAAAAAAACCCTGCCGGAGCAGGGTTCTGTGGGATTCGTTTGTTTATCTGTCTACCGGCACAAATTGTCCCGGTGCATTTCCTCGCGCTTTATGTCTCTTTCAAGACTCGTCCTTTCACTGATCGTGTAGCCTTGGCGCTTCAACTCTTCCATATCCTCGTAGAGCAGCTTTATTCGATTGTTTATGCCTGTGCAGACATAGTTCGGGCGCTGCTCTTCGTCATCCTGGAGATCAGCCAGCGTATCCACGTATTTCTGTCGGGCCTTCTCCATTCTTTTTTCGGACTCCCGCAGCTTCCTCTCCTCGAGCTCCCGTGCCTGCCTGATAATATCGGACTCGGGGGCCGGTTCATTTGAACTTGCAGAACTAGCCCGAATCTTGACCTCTTCCTGTTGGCCAGGCGGGGGCTGGGTGCCGAAGTGAACATTTCCCTGGGCGTCCGTCCATTTATAGACCTCGGCGAAAGCAGGGAATGAAAATGCGGTGAGCAGGATGAGAATTAGGCGCATGGCTACCTCCGTGTGATCTACCTAGTTTAGGGTAGCATAGGCCTTTTACGCAGACCTCCCCGGAAAAAGGGGTTATTTTTGCCTGTACCACATGCCCCACAAGCTCATTTCTGTCTCAGTGAGATAGCCCTCCGGAAATACATCAGGCCGCGTCTCGTAGAGGTAGCGGCCTTTTCTGTCTGCAAGGGCTAGGCTTGCTTGGATGTGGCTTTCTTTCCAGAGGGCTTTTGCTTTACCTGGGCGACCTGCCCTTTTCCGGTGAGCGAATAGATTGCCCGGGCGACCTGGCCGAACTCGATTGGAAACGCCTCGGCAAGCTTTGTCACATCATCAAGCCCCATTTCCGGCTCAACCATGCCGTATCGTACGTGGCACATCTTTCTTGCCAGCGCCTGAGGCACCTGGTTGCTACCGACGCCGAGGCCGTCCAGCAACCCTTCCAGTTTCTCCCTGGAAGTGCCTGCCAGCTTTTCGGCAACACCCATGAGCACCTTGCTGCGATCGCTTTCCTCCTCTGCCTCCGCCAGCTCGGCCGCAGTCAGGCTGCGTATTTTCACAACACCGTCGCCGAAGCCCGCCTCCTTCAGAGCCTCCAGCGTGAGCTCCATCTCACGCGGGGCGAACTGAGCCTTCTGGAAGGCCTTCAGGTCGAAGCCAGCCATTACGCGGCCACGTCCGAACCATCAGACTCGGGAGAGATGGTGCAGGATGCCTGAATCTCGTCACCAGCAGGGAAAGTTCGAGCGATGCCAAGCTTGCCCTGATCCAGCCGGTAGTTGCTCTGGAACTTGTTGGGGAAGAACTTGAACCACAGGAACTCGTTTTTCAGGCGCACAAGGCTGTCACTGATACCGTCATTCAGGAATGCGGTGAAGCTGCCCTGGTTCAACGTGGAGCTGGTTGAACCGATAGTGCTGCCGTAGATCTGCGTGGAGCTGGTGCTGTGAGAAGTCTCCGCCGGCACGTAGTCGGTGCCTCGAGGAACATCTGCAAAGATCGGCTCGGCGTAGGAGGCGAAAACTTTCTTCGGTACGGTGGCGGTGTGAATCAGCGGCAGAGCTGAGTTGAACACAACGTTGCCGTTACGGTAATCCACTTCCCAGATCGGGAAGTCATACCGCTCCTGGTGAACACCAACCACCTGCTTGATATCAGCGGCAGTGACAGGGGCTGCCGTGGTACCAGCAAGACGCACCTGGCCGATCTCGATCTTGGTCACTGCGATCAAGGCGGGGCCGCCAGCTGCGGCACGAGTCTCGCTAAATGAGGTTGAACCGGTACCGGCCGCTGCAGCGATTGTTCCAGAGCTGTCTACAGTGATCGAGTGGACGATGTGGGTGTTGCTGGAAACGGCGCGAGAACAGGTTACGTCCGTTGCGGCCGAGAAGGCCACGAGCTGTCCGCCCACGTATGCGGTACCGGCTGACACGTCGACCACGTTGTCGTCACCTGACGCAGCGGGTGTAACCACACCGCCCGTAATCAGGCCATCAGGGCGAATCACCGGCTCAAAACCGGTACGACGAGACCAAAGGGCCGCGCCTGATTCAAAGGTAGTTGCATCGCCAGAGTCAGTCAGCGCACTCAAAGGTGACTGGTTCTGACCGCCCTCGTATTGGATCTTTGCATTTTCAGCGTTTGCCATGGTTTTCTCTCCGGGGTGCTGATGCCCATATCGGGCGGTTTACGAATGGTTCGGGCACAAAAAAGCCCGCTCAGTGGCGGGCTTGTTCTGTGTTTGGTTGGTGGTTATTGGGTGTATGGGCTTGCGCCATCGATCTCGTAGACGATCTGAAAAGCCGCCAGCACGGCAATTTCACTCTGACCAGACTCCGGGTAATCAATTACCGAATCTGAATAGTTTATCTGCTCGCACAGACCTCCAAGGGTTGGGTCACTGCTGAGCGCGTCATTAATCAGCTCGGCCAGCATGGTGTTTCCCTGGGCGCTCTGGTTGATCCCTCTGTCTACCTTGTCCATGAAACCTACATTCAGGTCCATCGTGAGGCGAAGCCTTCCATATTGAAGGCGCTCAGCGGACTCCGACGCATCCCACACCGCTCGGGCCGGAAGGTCACTACTGCCATCTAGTTGCACGGCTCGGTCAGCGCTGATACGTGTTGCGAATGCCTGAACAATCTGCTCTCGGATACTGTCTGGCATCAGAAGCCCCTCAGAACTGCATCAATCTGTTTGCTTACTTGCTCTTCCTGGTATTGAGCCAGCGGCTCGCCCAAATCCTCTTTGATGTTGTTGAACACCTGAGAAAGCGAAGGACCACTAAAGACTTTTATCTTTCCGCCATTTGGGCCAGGTGATGACAGTCTCGCAGCGATTGCCAAATTTCGGTTCTTAAGAACGATGTAAAATGGTTTGCCGGAAACTTCGTCGCCGCCGGTAACAATCTTCGAACCGTCGTTTGGGGAGACTCTGACTTTTATGCCTCTAGGCGGATTGTCTGGCGGCCTAATCCACCCGATGTCCGGGTTTCTGGCCTGGGCATTTGTAGAGAACCGGCTAAGCAATATGCCACGGCTTGGGGTTCGAACCTTGGCCTGCAAAGTTCGGTAATTCGCCTTATCAACTTTCAATCGACTATTTACGTATGAGGCCGACAGTTTCACCTCTTTCCGGATCGCCTTACTGGCCTCCGTTCGGCCCTTGGTGGCCGTCTTGTTCAATGCCCGCGTGAGGATTTTGGGCGCCTCTTTGCTGACGCCATTCAACAGTAACCGGACATTGCTCAGGCTTGTTTTATCAATCTGCACTGACGTCATTGCAGCAGCACCCTGAGAACGTGGCCATCATCGCTGGCGAGCTGGTCAACCGTGTACGTGTCTGCGCCTGATTGGATGGTATGGCCGCGTTTTGGATCTGGAACCTCGGATTTGATCAGGCTCGCCACGTTACGTCGAACCGGAACCGTGGTTTCGTAGGCGCTGAACTGCTCCACATTTTTCTCGATGATGACGCGGGTTGGATAAGTGTTGGCGGCGCCATCTGTGTAAACGCAGGCATCGCCCATCACCTCGAAAAATCCGGGGTCGGCATCGATAAGCAATTCGTCAAAATGACTCATAGGCGAAAAGGGGCCCGCAGGCCCCCGTCCTTATCAGTTGACGGTGTTGGCGCCAACGTTGATTTTCACCTTAACGGTGGTGTCGCCGTTGCCAGCAGCCTCGACTGCCACACAGCCATCTGTCAGATCGCCAGTGGCCGGAGTGGCCTGGTTGTCGTCGAATGCGCCGGCGGAAACATCCCAGTTCACGGTTTCACCAGCGCCAATTACGGCAGCGGATACCTTTGGCAATTCCCATACGCCTTCGACAGAAGCGGGACCTACGGCGCCGTTAGCAACATCCGTGATCGCAACGCCAACAAGGCTGCCGACCACGACAACAGCACCAGAGGAAATATCAGCACCAGCGGTGAAGTCGATAACCTCGCCCGCCTGAATGTAATTTTTAGCCATGATTCAGTTCTCCTGAAAATCAGAAAGCGGGCCGAAGCCCGCGGGGTTGGTTTAGCCGTTCTTCGCCATGGTGCGGTAGTCAAGAGCGCTAACGCCCGCATCCATCCGAACCTTGAACTCAACGCCGTCAACCTTCCAGCCGTCCTGCTCTTCCAGGACCGGCATGGAGTTGCCGTCGAGATACGCCACTTCGATGGTGTCGTGAATGCCACCGTCTGCAGTGCCGAACCACTTGTCAGCACCGAACGTGTCAAGGCGGGAATCCGCGACAACATCAAAGGTGCCGCGCACGCTGTTGGGGACGGTATTGTTCTTCGCGGAGGCGCCAACCTCAAACTGAGAGTCGCGGACCACGTTGGCCTGCCCTTCCAGAGCCATCGGCACAAGCAGGTGTGCCAGACGGATGTTCAGGTTGGCCTTGCCATCCTTCTGAGTGCCCATGGCCACGCGCATGGCGTCCACCGCAGAGGTGGTAATACCGGAAGCCGCCAGCAGGTTGTTGTGGCTTGCGTGGAAAAGGGCAACACCGTCGCTCATGTTCGGGTTACTGGTCAGGATTGCGTATACCAGGTCCCCAACTGTGCGCAGTGCAGCGCGACCCATGCGATTCGGGATGCGGGTGAATGCGTCCAGATCATCGTTGATGATCGCCTGGCGGGTGATGCTGAACAGCTTGCCGTAGGTTGCCAGCTGGATCTGCTCGGCACGCTCGCCCATGGTCGCGTACTTGTACTCAGCGCCTTCCTGGACCTTATCCAAGGTGGGAAATGCGTTGAGGTCAACGCGAGAGGCAACCTTGAAATCCCCCAGCTGACCGGTGCGGGTCCACTGCTGGAACGTCTCGTTGCTTTCCTCGGCGCCGCGCAGCATGGCTTTTTCAGCCGTGTTGGCGAGCAGCTTGCTGAAATCGCCAGAGCTGTGAGTGAACGCGGCCGCTACAATATCCATCTTGCTCATGCCGCCAGTGGATACGGCGCGGGCTTCCAGGCAGGACTCAGCCATACCGAGCAGTGTCTTGCCACGATAAGCGTTTTCGCCAACCTCTTCAGATTTCTTGAAGCCGGCACGCATGGCAACCACATCAGCCATAGCGTTGACTTTGGCTTGGTTTCCTTCGTCGGCAACGAACACGGAGCCGGAAGGCTTGTGGTCTTTACCGAGTTCGGCCAATAGTTTGGCGCGGGCATCCTCAACCCCGCACTCAACATCGGCGATGCACTGGTTACGCAGTTCGATATGCTTCTCGAAGCCCTCGAATGTTGCGTTGATGTCGGTCACACGCTGCTTTTGCTTGGCTACAAATTCTGCCGAAACGCGGGCCTCGATGTCTTTCTGGTCAACCGGCTGATCGGTTGCTTGATTTTCTTTAGGCATGGTGATTTCCTCTTCATGCTTTGCGACGGGATTGTCAGCAACCGCTGACGGTTCGGTTTTCAGTTGGGTGGGTGTATTCTGGAATTGGGCCAACTGCTCAAACTTCGCGCAGGCGGCCATCGCTACCTCTTCTTCCATCTCGTCCGCGAAACCCATCTCTACGGCATCTGCACCAGTGAGCCAGGTTTCGGCGTCCATCATTGAGCTGAGCTCTTCGTCGGTCATTGCCGAACGCCCGTAGGCGGTCAACAGCGTTCGCTTGATGGTGTCGAGAAGATCCGCGTCCTTTCGCAGTTCCTCGGCGTTTCCGATTGATACCGTCCAGGGGTTGTGGATCATCATCAGCGCGTTTTCCGGCATGACTATATGGTCGGCAGCCATGGCGATAACTGAGGCCATGGATGCCGCCAGCCCATCGATGTGCGCGGTTACCTTTGCCTTGTGCTGTTTCAGCTGATTAAAAATGGCATTGCCATCAAAGACGGAGCCACCTGGGGAGTTGATGCGCAGCGTGATCTCGCTAACTGCACCCAGTTCTTTTAGATCGCTGGCGAACTCCTTGGCGGAAATCCCCCAGGCACCGATTTCTTCATAGATCAGGACTTCGGCAGCGCCTCCGCCCATCGCTTTCATTGCATACCAGCTTCTCGGCTTAGGCATCGTTACCTTCCTCCTGAAACGAAGAAGCCCGCTCAGTGGCGGGCTCCGGTTCGATTTGAATGTTTCGATCTCGCAACTTCGTTTGCCATTGCTCAATCTGATCCAGCACCTCGTCAGGGTTGTCTCCCCGGCTGCGGATGATCTTTTGTGGGCTAGTGATTCTCAGGCGCAAGTTGGCCTCATGGCCTTCCGCCTCTTTCTTCGGATCAATCCACGGCATGGCTGGCGTGAGATAGTCCACGTCGAACAGAGTTTCCCGGTCGACCTTCGGCGAAACACGGACTTTCCCGCTCATGACCGCTATGCGAACAAAGCGGCGAACGACCGGCGCCACGAAGTCATCAATGAAGTCGATCGATAGAGATCCATAATTTACCCACTGCTCAACCAGTTCCTGACGCTGCGCCGAGTAGGTGCCGTCGTAGTTCTTGCTGATGGTTGAGTATCCAGAACTTGAGCCGCTGGCAATGGCCTTCAGCATTGAGTCGCGAAAGGGCTGCAGCAGTGCGCTTGGCCTATTGCTTTGCAGCGTGCCCACATCTTCACCAGGCGCCAGGTTGTCAAATACGACACCCGGGGCGAACTCGAAGGTACGCTCTTCGTCATCACCCTCTTGGTCAACGCCGTACATATCCGGCGTTCCTTTCTTTACGTAGGCCGCCATCGCCGCACTGATCCGGGCCGCGACTCGCTCGGCTTCCTCATAATCTTTCAAGTCGTTCAGCCGATTCATGACCGCTGCAAAGATCGATACGCCCCGGTTCTGCCGGATGCGGTCTGTCATCTTCAGGTGATCGATATCCTCGGCAGCGATCCGGCGATACTTCATCCTGAAACCCAAGGCTTCGCCCGGGTGCTGATCATAGATGTAAGTGAATCGCGGCTGGCCCCACTGGTTGCGCTCAACTCCCTGGATGATGCCTTTGCTCAGGTCGTTAATGTCCGCAATGTGATCAGCCTCAAGCAGCTCCAGCGAATAGGGCACGATGGTTTTATGTCTGAGCATCGGAACGCTGCCCATCAGAGACTTTGACAGCACTTCTCCGTCGCGGAACCATGCACGAGCCATCATCCTCTGAGTCTTGGCCCAGCTGTATTCTCCGGTGGTTTCCGGGTGGCGACCCCACTCTGTGAAATACCAGTTCAGGGCGTCGGCCAAGTCCTTGTTTACGGTGCCATCAAGGTTCTTCGGCTGAAACTCAACTCCGATGCCCTTGGCTCCAACGACATTATTCACGAGGCAAGTCAGGATGCCGCGTGCAAGATCGTGATTCTGCTCAAGGTGTCGAGCCTGACCTCTCAGCGTCTCCGCCGCGCCGTCTGTCAAGCTGTTGCCTGAACGGTTGTCTTTCGGGTTCCGCCGGGTCCGACTAGGCCGAGCGGCCTCATAATGCGCCAGGATCTGGCGAGCCTGGGCCCGCTTCAGCGCCATAGCCGGAGAGAAGGGGCGAATGATCGCGTCAATCAAATTCATTTGAACGTCGCCAGTGAGTGAGTGCGTCGACCTTTGGCCGCTTGCTCTTCTGCGAATACGCGCCGCTCCAGGCGCTCGCGCTCTTTGCGAATATCGGCCAAGTCAGCACCTGTCCAGGTGCGGCCGCCGAACTCATAGGATTGGCCCTTGAGGATTCGCTTTTCTGCCTCGACATAAAGCGGCAGCAGCTCGCTCGCTGTACTCATAACCATCCCCCTGCGGGCTTGTGAACTTTGCCGGTCTTCCGCTTTTTGGTCGCCGGCGCTTCTGTTGGGTCTCCATCTTTCCGGTACCGACTCAGATTAATCCCGAAGTGCTGTTGAAGAAGCCGGATTGCGGCGAGGTTGTAGACGGCGGTATCAAAAGGCTCGTTACGCCTGCCGCCAGCATCCCACTCAATCTGTTTGCGGCCCTTTCGATAAACTATCTTTCGGCGCTCGTTGGTCAGTTGCTGGAAATAGGTTTCGTCAAACTCATCGGATACAGGCCAGTGCATGTAGCCTTCGCCAGGATTCATGATGCGGAAACGGCTAGTGATTATTTCCTTGGCGGTATCCGTTCCGATCATGGTTAGGTAGACGCCCTTTTCATTGCGCTTCCTGGGAAATGCCACAACCGGTTTTCCAGATTGGCTGTGCCCCTTGATTGGGATGAACTTCCGGATCCCGTATTTTTTGCTGAACTTGTAAACCTCGTCAGTGAAGTGGCCGCCCGAATCAATCAGGGTGAGCTTCACGTCATGAATCGCGCCACTTACGCTTGTGAATTGACGGGTTAAGCGCTTATGGAGCAGATCCCATATCTCAGACCGGGAAAGATCGCCGTATAGGCGCTCATAACTGATGTCGAAACTTTCCTCTCCGTTCACCCAGGCTTTCACCTCGATCTCGAGGCGGTCATCCTGGGTGTCAACGGCGGCTGTGAGGATGCACGAATCAACAGGCACCTCGGCCTGGTAATGCTCGCGTCTCGCGAACAGGCTTTCTGGGTCTACCTTCTCACCTTCGGTGTCGTCCCAAGCTTCGCCCAACGTGGTGTTGATAAACGTCTTGAGCTTGCTGGGGTCGTTCTTGGCCTTCAGGAAGTCGGTAACGATCCGGCGCCAGGTGGTGAATGGGCTGTAAGCTGTCCACACATGGAAGCCGACAGACTCCGGAGCCTCCCGTCGAGTTCCGTCGGCATCGAAATAGCTAATGCCATCCTTTGTCCATATGCCGGTGGTCTCGCAACGCCAGACAATGTTTTCGTGCTGAGCCTGGTAGTCTCCCTGGCTGCCAAGGGTCGCGCAGTGCTCACAGAGATACTGAACCGACTTTGGGTTGTCGTCGTCCCACTTGAATCCGAAATGGGCCTCTTTTCCTCCCCACTTCAAGACCTGCTCTTCGTGGCAGTGCGGGCACGGAATGTGCGCTTTCAGCATGCACTCAGCTTCGGAAGCCGCCTTTGTGATCTGGCAGGTGTCCAGAACCTTTGGAGTTGATCCTCGGACTGACTTTGGAAATACAGAGCCCTCAATCCGCTTGTCACCCAAAAACGTCGGAGAGCCTTCCTTCTCAACGTCCTGATCAAATGCCGCCAGCTCGTCGTAGGCAACCACGTCAACGGACTTTTCGCGATAGTTCTTGGCCGCTGTGCCACCAAGGCACCAGAGTTGTTTGCCGTTACTGAATCGCTTCGTGTCCAGGGTGTTGTCGCGGTGCTTCTTCCCAATCCAGGGCGCCAGAGCTTTGACCACCGGAACATCCCGGATCATGGTTTCAACGCTCGACTTCATGAAGCTTGAGGCCGCGCCATCGGTTGGCTGGAACAGCAGTAAGTTTCTGGTCTTGTGCTCAGTGAAATAACCGAGCGCAGCTCGGATCATCTGCGAATAGCCAACCCGGGCCGACTTGACGATGTTCACATAAACGATGTCGTCATGGCCGATGGCATTCATCATCGCTATCTGGAATGGCAGCGTCTGCCAACGGCCTTCGATGTAGCTGGATTCTGACGAGAGATAAAAGTTCTCATCCGCCCACTCCACGAGAGTCATGGGCTCCGGGCGGGCAAAAGCTTTCAACCCAACTCGAACAGCTCGCTTCAGATTCTCAAGCTGCGTCGAGTTCAGTGAGGTAGTCATCGAGGGCGTTATCCAAGGATTCGCTAGTTCTGGCTATCGCGTTTTGTGCTTTTACGCAATGGCGCTTGATAGATTCGATCACCTGGTTTTCGAGTTCCGGATGCCGGCGCTTAATGTTGAGTGGAAGGCTATCAAGTTCTCCAGATGCCTCGCCGGCAATCTTGGAAAGCACCAGTGTGATGATTTCAATCGGAGCCGTTTTGCCCTCTGCAATCCTGTTCTTGATTTCCTGGCCGTCGGCCTGGGCCCTAGTCAAACGCAGGCGCTCAAAGTCCATTGTGCCGGGTTCGTAATCAAGGTCTTCAGGTTGCTGTATTGCGATCTGGTGATTCAGGCGATTATCCAGAACGGATCGCACGTCGAAATACTTCTCTCGGCCGATGCTGGCTACCGGCTGTACCCCCCATTTATCAAAGGCAGTCGTGGAAATGCCGAGGCTCTTTGCCATCTGCGATTTGTTGAGCCAGTGAGGCTCTTTCTTGGCCCTCTTTGACTCTGCCATCTAAACAACAACCCGGCTCAGAAAATTCTCGTATGTAGTGAAAACCCGCGCCTCCACGCACCCATGAGGCTGCCCCCGGTCAGGAGTACCTTTTTCATGAGGTGTGCAGCGCGAAGTAGACGTTGACGCCTGCCATAGTGCCGGCGCTGCCTGATGTCACAGCCCTGACCTTCTGATTCGATCCAAGGCGCAGCACTTGATTGGCATTGGCCGTAAACGTCGCGTCCGTGATACCAGCCCACTGCTCTGTCTTCTCGTTGAAGGTCTGGAGGGTGACTGACTGCCCGCCCCAGGTAGAGGCAGAGACATTGACCGAGCATATAGGCGTAACCGCTACCTCTGTGCCCGTAGTGCCTGCAACGGCATTGATTAGACTGTGGCGCTGATTGCTCATCCGATTGCATCCTCTAAGGAATTTGAGATAGCTGGTTCGATTGCTGGACCTATCAGAGCGAAGACTCCTACTGGAAGTTCCGCCACCACGCTCAACGTTCCCTGAGCCTCAACCGCCGCATTCCCCGCCGCATCCTGCCCGTTCAGGGTCATGGGGTAGGTATCGAGCGCCAGTTCTGGAAGCTGCTGGCTCCATGTACCACCGGAGGGGGTTGGGTTGTAGGTAACGCTATTGACTACCAGGGTGAGGCTTGTTGCATCCCCTGCGCTGCCAGTAACCACCGGAGTGGTGTCTGTGGTCGTTAGGGCGTTGATGGAGATAACAGGTGCTACGCCGTCCACAAGGACGCCAGAGGTATCGCCAACGCTGTTCAGCGTCAGTGTGGCGTTGTTGCTTGAGGCATCCTGTAGCGTTCCGCCTTCCAGTGTGAGGCTGGATACGGCAATGCCGCTGTCGTCTTCGTCGCCTGCCTGAACCGTGTAGGTGAACACCAGGGCGGCTGAGCCGCTACCGGATACGTAATCGGCCTGGCGAGACGTTCCGCCGATATCAAGATTCAGCGCCGGAATGCCGGTGACCGTAACAGCTTCGTCCCAGTTGACGGTAAAGCTCAGGTCATTGCCAATGGCGTAAGTGCCAGCAGTTGGCACGCCCACGCTTTGGGTAACCGGCCCCGTCACATCGGGCGGCTGCTGGGTGCTGTTGTTCGTTACCGCCTGCCCGCTGAGCGTTGCCAGATCGTTTGGTGTGGCCGCCAGATCCTGGAAGCCGTCTCCGGGCTGCGTGTAGCCAATGGTCAGCGTATCTTCGTCGGTCAGTGTGCGTGATGGCGTCAGGTTGATAATCGTGTCGTCTGTGCCGTCTACCGACGCAGAGCTGACAGAGACGCCTGCAAGGCTGACTGTCCAGCCGCCAGATCCGCCTGCGCCAACCTGCATGGATTCGGACATCTGTACGGCGATGTTATTGCCTGCCGTGGGTACAGATGCGCTGGAGATTGTGGGGGCGGTTTCGTCCGTGCCATCAACGGTCGCCGTCGCCTGAAACGTTCCGGTGGCGCCCGACTCTGGCACAAAATATTTCAGGGTTGCCGTGGACTCTCCGGCAGCAACTTCGGTGCTGTGGAGTGCAATGTCGTTGAGTTCGTCTTCCGCCGCGTCCATGGTGGCCCAATCGACGACAACCACGCCGGAATCAAAGTCAGTTACAACGCCCCACTCTACCGGGCCATTCGTGGCGAATGCAGTATCGAAAAATGCTGAGTTCGCGTCAGGCTCACCGTGCGTGACCAGCTCATAGGGGTAGCTGTTGGCGTAGCTAATGACTGTGCTGGCTGTCGTGCTGTCCACAGATACAACCAGGTCCGCAGTGCCGTCATCAGCAATCAGCGGAGCGGTGTAGCTGTAGGTTGATCCGCTGACCAGCGTTAGAGTGCCGACGCTTGTGCCGTTCAGTGTGGCGCTTACCGGGGCCGCGCTGTTGCCTGACAGGGTGAACTCGGCTGTATCGCCCTCGCTGGTGATGTCATCTGCAGAGGATACTGAAGGCCCAGAACTTAGAGGGTCGTCAGCATCGTATGTCGGTGATCCGTTAACCGTCAGGGCTGAGGCGGCCCCTGTTTCATTTGAGTTGCTTATCAGATCCGCGCCGTCGGGTAAGACCGCATTGATTTCTGAAACATTTGTGGCGGAATTATATGCCGCAGCATCCACAGCCGATATTGCCGACCCCGACCGCCTGTAGTATGCAGCCTTGCCGCTCAAAAAGTTGTCAATTACACCGTCATTGCCGCTGTTTACGCGGGCGCCAATCAGCATTCCATCGTTTGTGTTCGTGTTTATGCTGTAGGAAACAGTTTCGGCAGGCTGATCATCTAAATACAGCGTTATGCTCGACCCATCATTAACAAGAACTACGGAGTGCCATGTGTCGGCGCTGATCGCAACTTTGCCGGTCTGGTTGTAGGTAGACCCATGAATGACCCCACGAACACCAGCCGGTGATTCGGTTGTGTATTGCGGGTAAAAGCCGTTCTGGATTCCACTGTCGTCGTTGAAAAAGCCGACAGGGGTCTGGTCAACCGCCAGCGTGTCTGTTTTAAACTTTATTGCTACGGTTAGTGCCGCGTTCGAGTTCTTGGAAAAAGACTCCCTTAGCCACTGGTCCACCCCGTTTAAATTAATCGCCATTACAGAGGCTCCCCATTTTGGTTATAAGGCGTGCCGTCTGATTTAATGACATAGAGGTAGTTGCCAGACAAAGACCCGAGACCCGCAGAGTCAAGAACGACATTGCTGATAGATGTGCTGGACCAATCTGTTTCGGAGACAGGCAAAATCTCTGTGTGTGTGCACGCATCCCATGTCGAGGCGTTGCCAATCTCAACCCTGGCCTCAGTTGTTGCTACATAGGAGTCGGTGTAGTCCCTTATCGCTCCGTTGTAGTTTATGTCCATGTAGCCGAGTCGGTAATTTTTCCAGCCGGTACAGTTAACGTTCATGTTGCCTGGTTGCCACATGAAAGACTCGTCCTCTATCCCGACCGTTCTGTCCCGCCAAACCCTGCAAACCCCGTCCGAAACACCCGGAGTGTTAAGCACTACTAAGGTATCCCACCGCTGCCACTTGTCCTCGGTGTCACTGCCAAGAGACCATCCGGCGTTACTGAAAACATTGGAATCGGAGCCCGAAAGATTAGCTCCCATTGCGTAGGCAGATTGCCCGGCGGGCACATGCAAGATAGGTTGGGGAACTTCGGTCAAGCTAGCCCCCGATGTACCATTCCCGAACACATAGTAATCTTTCCAATTGACGTCGCTGATCGAGTAAGACCCAGATTTCGAATATCTCCAATAGCTAATAAAAAGCTTCTGATCCGATCTGCCACCCCCGTACCCGAAACCGCCGTTACGGTTGCTGCCGCCGTTGTTTGATCGACGGCGAAGGGACATTGACCTTCCTGGCCTCGTGTTAGCGTTCGAGAAAAGCAGATGCTCTCCAGAGGAGTCAGCGCCGAGACCTATTACAAACGTTCCTAGTGTGCCCTGGGCTCCTAATGTAGCGGCCTCCCCCTCAATTGGGTCGTTGTTTGCGCCTTCATCGCCGCGAGCGTACTGGACAACAACCCCGTCAAAGTCTCCGAAGTTACCGTCTGTCGGCGAGACTGAAACAGTAGACCCTTCAGAAATAGGCCCCGTTATGCTTAGGTTTCCAGAGCCCCCGCCGCCGCCATTATCCAGGTCAAGCAAAAGAGACCTAGACGCAGCAACAGACAGCGGTGAGTCGTTTGTGGCCATCACTTGGCTCCCATTAAGGTGCTCTGATCGTCCGAGTTGATTTCGCGAAAACGTCGGAATTATTTACAGTCGAACGGCCCAAAAGGTAATAGGCTCTTGATTTTAAATGCCTGGCACGGACTATGCTGTCATGGCGGTACAGCTAAAACAGGAGAAATTGCGTGAAATGGATTCTTTTAATAGTCTTTCTTGTGCCCTTCAATGTCTCCGCCACCGTGATCGATTACCGGTTCACTGGTGCCGCGCTTGATTTAATTGATCACAAGACCACTTATGATGTGCTTATTGATTTCTCGGTAGACACTGAAACAGCGCTTCTTACAAGCTTTGAAATGAACTTTCAGGGCGAATCATGGGCGCAGAACCCTGGATTTCCTGGCCAAGTTTCGGTTGTGTCAACAGTGCCAGATGTCCCTCGCGTTGAGGTTTTCTGGCTGAAATGGGACCCCCAGCCAACTAACGGGCAAGACACGTTGTTTTTTTATGGTTTCCCTGAATGGAAACTCTATCACTATGGCGAAGTCGCAAATCCACTATTGCACTTGGAAAAATCTTGGATAAGTGCGTCTGTTTTTGAAACAGGTGGTGGTGACTCATTTATCTTGGATGGACAGTTTGCAAAAGTCCCCGAACCGGCCTCCCTATCCCTACTTGCGCTCGGCCTGGCCGCTATCGGCATCAGGCGACGATTCCGCTGACCAGTTGCGCAGTTCGGTTTTGTCGGCCCGGCGCTCGGCGGCGTTTAACTCAGCCTGTAAGCGGTGCTCAAGCAACTGCTGTTCTCTCCGGTCACGCTTGCGCTGGAAGTACAGACTCGTGAAGTAGGTCAGCACGGCGAATACGGTGCCAATCAGCATCATGATCTGATTGAATGTCATAGCGCCCCAGGCGAAGACGAAGCCGTTTGTTGCGTATGAGATGCCTTGAGGGGCGGAATCTATTTTGATGTGGGCGTTGCTGGCTAGTTGTCCCGCGATGTCCTTTAAGCTCACCGTTATCCCTTATTGACGCTCTGGGTGAATTTTCCGGTGACAGCTTTGGCGATATCGCCCATATGGGGCGCCGCAAAGTAGAAGGCCAGAATGAGCATGACAGCCGGGTTCATATCCATGGCTGCACTCTTGGCGATACTGCCTACCGCGTTGACTTTTTCGGCGGTGACAGCGCCGCCATCGTTCACGAATACCGCTACCATTCCGCACAGAACGGACAGCAGGTACATGCCTAGCCATGTGCCAGTGATGGCAAGGGCTATCAGGCGGCGGGCAAGGTTCTGCCCTTGTGTCGAGGCCATCCACTGCACAACCATCTGACGGGCTTCTGACCGATCCTTGGCAGCGTCGCCGGCCTTTTCCTCGTCGGTGTACACCAAGGCATCGAGGCCGTTGGTAACGCCGTCCACGATCCCGCCCAGCGCCTTTTCGGTGCCAAACAGTTTTCCGAAAAAGCCGCCAATACCCATGGGAAACCCCCGTTAAATGCTGATTCGGTGGTGGAGCCAGCCAAACATAAAGGACTCGTTTCGCTCCCGGGCTTCCGCGATCTCAATGTATCGGGCACCCTGCAGGCAATTCAGAGCCTTGAGCATGACGAGTTCGCCATGATGCTGGCGACGATCCAGGTAATCCTTGAGGGCGCCAATCGTACTGTTCCCGATCAGGCCGTCTACGGTGAGGTCTGCGTAATGGCTGCCCTGCACGTTCAGTGCGTTGAGGGACTGCTGCAGCATCCTGCTGGCCACCGCGATACCCATATTGACGCCGGTATCCAACAGTTCCTCGGCAATCTTCATGCTAAGCATGGACACGCGGTCATAGTTCGGGGCGGACCAGTATTGATCCTTGTAGATTTGGACGGCCAAAGACTTCGGGAGGTGCTGCATAGGGCCGTCAAAGTTGTGCAGCCTGGCCACCTTCTCGGTGATGCCGTACATGGTGGGGCCGCCTTTGTCGTCTGCGTGATCGACAAACGCGCCTTCGCGGTCAATCAGTTCATCGATAATGCGACTGAGCCGGGACATGGCGACCTCCAGAAATAAAAAAGCCCGCAACGAGGCGGGCAATGGGTCATGCGTGGTTATGGCTATTGAGTCACAAAGAGGGCGCCAACCTCACCGAGCGGCTATGTGTATGCACCGGCCAGGCCGCACGTTGTATCTGGTTCGGGCACAAAAAAACCGCCAGCTCGGAGCGAGGGCGGTTTTTTGGGGGCAATTCGGTAATCTAGGGAAATTGTGCTATTAACCGCGCACGATGTCAACATGTTGTGTTTTCTGCCTATGAAGCCTTCCTGGCAATGCGCTCGAGCGACCGAATTTCAATGTCATCCAGGTAGCGCATGATGTCGGTGAACGGATCGTTCAGGCCGTATTTACGGTACGTGGTTTCGGGTATTCCGCTCATCCTTGCCCTGCTCGCCGCTGATTTATCGGCGTTGCCGGACCCACCACACCCTTTACAGTCCGCTATCTTCGAGTCGACTGTCTTGCTGCCCGTGCCCTTACAGGAACGGCACCTGGTTGCGCTCACGAATTCCTGAACCATGGCAAGACCGATCTTGTACCGAATGCCTGCATCGCAGTCAGCCCAGAACCGACTCTTATCGCACATCAGCTCCTGAATCTCATTCAGTGCAGCCAGGGCGCTGTGTATATCATCGCAATACTTGGCCATTATGAGGTGCATGTGCAGCGGCTCCAGGCCGGAGCATGCCGCCGCGATGTCAGTTCTGGTCAATTCCGGAATGCCGCCAAAGATCATCCCGGCCTGCAGCCCTTTCGTTGTCAGTCTAGCCATTAGATACGCCGCCTTGTTTGAGCTCACTTTTACCCCCGCAACACATTGAAGATTTCCCGAATCTCTTTCTCGTCATCTTGCTCTTTCAGCCAGGCCTCTAATTCCTCCCGGCTTATCTGTTTTTCCCGGTACTCGCCCCACTTGCTGCGGGCCTTGGTTTCGGTTGGTATCGGTGCGAACCCCTCAAACCTCGCACCGAAGCGATCTCTGCAACTTCTGGCCGCTTCTGCAATGCTCCCTTCGGTAAGCATCGTTGCCCGCTTGCCGTCTACGATGGCGGTCAGTTGGAGCATGGCTTGCTCTCGCTTGGTGGGTTACTGCCTGATCCTGGTAGCTGCTCCAGTAGCCTGATCACCTCGTTCGGGTCCATGGGCTTGCCATCTCTGTAGATGTCATAGCCACCAGGGTGATTCTTTACCGTGTAGGTCATCGCGTTATTCCCCATACCAAAACAGTCAACAGAGCGGCCGCCAGCCCAGCAGCACAACCAAAGGCCAGGGCCACTGCGTAATGGCTTAGCCGGCGCCTGGGTGGCACAAGCACGGCAATGAATACCGCCAGCATTGCGATCGCAGGCCAGGCCAGCCAGGTCATGCGGCCTTTTCCAGTAGTTCGTGACACAGCAACAGGATCTCTTCCTGCTTTCCGTATAGCTGCTCAAAACGACGCTTCCAGGGGTGCACAGCCACCAAACCCGGCATCCCGGTACCGTCCTGGTGGTGCCCTGCACACAGAGGCAGAACGTTCAGGTGAGCGCCTGGCTTAGTCCGGCCGTCTATGTGGTGAATGCTCACCTCTTCGGTGTAATGGCCGTCCAGGTAACAGGCGATGCATCCAAGGGCCGCCAGCTGGTCGTGAAACTGTTTCTCCGCCTTGTTCGGGGATCTACCTTTCATCACTCGCACCTTTGCGCAGCATTCCGGCGTCGTAGAGATCATTTATGGCATCGAACACACCGTGCTGACCCCTTTCAGGGCGCTGACTTCCTTTAAACTCAGAAGGGTCATATCCGCACCGAGCGAGCGCATTATCGATTGCTTGCTCCCTTTCACGCTTGGCGATGGGGTCTTTGAAATCAGCCGCTGACATCAGATACACCTCTGCCTGATCGGTGCCGTTCTCCTCACAGGCCGGCGCGTACACAACCGCTTCGCCTTTTCTGGTGGCCAGCACTTCCCATGATTTAACTTGCGGGGTAACGCAAGTTATTACGAGGCCTGAGTTTTCGCTGTTTGCCCCGACTCGAGGAAGCCCAGTGTTGATATAGGGCTTCGCTGTCTCAGCTTTCGGCATACCGGAAGGGCATTCGTTATAGTGGCCGCATGGCGACTCACCGCAGGTGCCGCAAGCAGTTGGTTTGGTAGGACGTACCGCTACGATTTCCACTTCATGTAACGAAAAAGTGTGCTCCAGGCCGAACTCAAGCTTTCTCTGGCTTTGTAAGAAGTATTGATAGAACTGAACGTTGTAGAAAGTGCGAGAACGAACCGAACCAACGATCCCGAAAGATGTGGCCCACTCCGGGGCATACTCACTCCACCAAGCCGGATCAGTCAGTTGCTGCTCTGTTGGTGCTTTCATAGGACTCTTCCCGGTAATCTGCTCAACAATCAAACGTGACTCGCCTTCTGAGAAGGATGCTTTGATCGACAAGGTTGCGAACGCTTGTGCAAATCTGCGACGACGGGCAGCCTCAGCGTCACTCATGCCGCCACCCCGCCATCAGGCCCCGGCGTAAACCCACCATCCACAAGCTCATACCGTCGACCGTCGCGGTGCTCCTTCACCTCGCCGTAGTGCATCAGGTCACTGACAGCCTGGCGCACGTTCTTCGGGTGGCGGTTCATCTCCAGGCACAAGTCGTAAATGCTGGCGGATCCTTTGGCCAAGTGAATCTTGATGCGCTCCATCAAAACTTCGTCAGGTACGTGATCAGACATGGGTCACCTCGGTTTCATGGATAGGTCTCATTACCCCTTCCAGCTTCATATCAATCCCCATGGTAGGTTTGACCCATAGGGCCATGGCCGCGGGGCCTTCCCTTCGTTCTGCTCAGATGGTCCCGTAGCTGGCGGTTTTCCTCGTTCTTCTCGTTCAGGCGGATCCGCAGCTGCAGCACCAGGTCCGCCAGCGGCAACCCTTCCCCTGTTTCCTTGTTAACGATCCCGGAGGCGTGGCAGCTGACACAGGGCATTTCATAGAACATCGGCTTTACCACCCCCCTACCCTTGCATTCGTCACACCGGGCCAGCGCTACCTTCTGCTGGCGGAACGCCGGTCCCGCTTTCTTCATGCAACCTTTTCCCCGTTCACAAACGCTTTAAGAGCTCCCAGCTTCTGAAGTGCCCGCTCGGGGCTCGTCTTGCGATGAGTGGTCCCCGATACGCCTTCGGGGCGATAGCAAGAGTGGTCGCAGTTCTTGCAGTTACACCCCTTCATGGGCTTAGTTTTCATGGGTCACCTCCGGTTTTTCCTCGAGGGAGCAGGCCGATCCCGCCAATACTGCCTTCGCTGTCTGAACCGCCAGCCTGCCCCGGGCCATGCGCCTTTGCTTTACCGACTCTGGTTCAGGAAGTCCTCTCGGCAGTACCTGGTGCGATGCGTGGCGGCAGTTTGTTCTCGCCAGCCTCAGAACCTTCGGGATGTCCGGCCAGGTATAGTCCGGGTTCCCGTCCGCCAGCTTCTGCCTGAGTCGATCGAAGATGATGTCCAGATCCTCAAAGCTGAACTTCCCGACCGTCTTGGCCCATTCCTTACGCATCACCTTCAGCTGGTCCTCTGAATCTCCCCACAGGGACTTAACCTTGCCCCGTCCGTAGATCGTCGTCAGACGACTGAAGAACACAGCAACTTTTTGCTTCTCGTCCTCAGTGAACGCACTCCTAATCCCAGTTGTCGATGGCGTAGCCGGGATCTGTGAGTTGTTTGTCGAGCTCGTGATTTGGGCGAGAACCCGATTGATGTTTTCCATGTCCAGCTACCTCGTCACGTTGGGCCTTGCGCTTCATTGCCAGCTTTGTCCAGTTGCGCCGTAGCGCGGCCGGGGATTCGATGTTGCCGCTCCAGAACGAATCTGCCATCGCGAATGCGAACAGAGCCTTGATCATCTCTGGCGTTCGCTTGTCCTGCTCCCGGATGATGCGGATATCGTTCGCCCAGGTGGTCATGTTTCGGTTTGGAGGTGCATCCCTGCCGAGCCGGTTATCGACAACCTGGGCGATGAGCTCAGCCAGCTCCACGTCGATCTCGTAACCGAACTTTGTTCCGGAGGGATTTTGGACGGCGGCGCCTTCCACGATTTTTGAGGAGGATTTTTTCTTACCGGAATTCTTCGAGGAATAATCCGTAGGATTATTACTTTGTCTTTTGTCTTTTAATTGATCGGAATTACTGTTCTCTAAAGGAACAGAATTACTGTTCACTGAACAGAAAGTTGAGTTTCTGTTCACTCGCAGGTTTTCACGGCCGTCGGTTGCCTTTTCCCGGAAGCTCCATTGCTCCGTTTTCGTATTGATTTTGAGCTCTCCCCGGCTGCCCCCCTGACGGATCAGAACACCAGCCTCGAGCAGTTCAGCAACCACCGTCGAACACCGCTGGCGGCTCATTCCGGTAATCTTCGCCAGCAGCCCGCCAGGCACCTTCCCTTTCGCTTTCTGCCAGCCGTAGGTGGCACGGATCACGCCCCATACAACACGCTGCTGGGTGGCTGTCAGCGGGTGTGACGCAAGGCCCTCGGCCAGGGCATTCACCACACGGCAGTAGCCGTCACCAAGCGTCGGCTCGTCATCCATCTGCTGCTCCGGATTTAACTGTATGACCTTGCCCATCACGCCACCTTGTCCATTGCCTTATCGTGAGTGAGCTGGCCGTCCCAAGATTGCTTCATGGGCAGCAGGCCGGCGAGATAGTACTTGTGGATCTGGCTGGCGCCCTTGTGGAGGAGGACTGGTGTAGATCGCAGCATCACCTGGCCACTACTGCGAGGGATATTGCTCTGGCGCTCAGTCAGGTAGTTATCCCGGGCGTAGGACGTTGCTCGCCAGTTGCCGACTGCATCCTTGTAGAGCCACTTGCGCCGCTCCAGCTCCTGGCAGATCCGCTGGCAGTTGACGCCATTCAGGCGCTTGGCGAATTCCGCCGGCGTCATCCCGTCCGCGAAAAGGTTCTCCAGGTGCTCGACACGGTGCGTCAGCTGCTCCACCTGGCCGTTAAGGTCCTCGATGGCCACACGGGCCTGGGGGCTCAGGTTCTGCAGCCAGGCCGGCTGTACGGCCCGCGCTTCAAGGTCCTGCCAGCGATCCACCAGCCGGGCCGTGAACTCCGGTGACAGCTGGGCCACGATCACGTAGCTGTCCCGCTTGCCGATCCGGTATTCGCTGACCGGTTTCGTGGCCGTGGAGATTTCCACCGTTGGTGGCAATTCAATAACGCCGCGCTCGGCAAGTCTCTCTATCGCTCGCTTCACGCTGTCATGGCGAGACTCCACCAGGTTGGCAATATCCCTGCTCCCCATGGTGAGCTCGCCTGAATTGATGCTTTCGACGATTTGATTCATAATTACCTCTCTTGCTTTGTTCCCGCCGAGGTGTTGTCGCACCGTTTGAGGCGGGTTTTCTCGTTTAGGCCTCTGGCCCTTCTTCCCGAATCGTTACCATGACCATTCCTCCTGGATAGATCTGGCCACTCATCAGCCTCGGGTGGATCCGGAAATGCCGATCGTCAATCTTCAGCGCATCCGCCAGCCCATCCCTGCCACTCTTGAAACTGGCCACCAGGTTGTCGTCATCCCGCCGGCGGGCATCTGGCGGGTAGAACTCGATAAACACATGGAGGCATCCGCCAGCTGCAACCACTTCACGGAGCCGCTTCAGGTCCCATTTGTACAGCTGGATTGCGCTGCGCGTCCGGACCTTGGCCGCCCAACGGTATGCACGGACTACCTCGGAGCGCTTGCGCCAGTGAGTGCGTGAATTCGGGCTCAGTATTTTGTCCGGCCACTTCAGAGAGACCCGCATGTCAGCCATGTTTTCTCCACCTTGCCTGGTTCCGTAATTCGAAAACTGATTTAACGTGACATGTCACGCTTTCCCGGTAGCGTCCCGGGCACTCCGCCAGCCTGGCGTTCCGCTCTTCCCGGTCAGCCCCGGGGCATTCTCTTTTAGGCGGTTGCCACGGACGGAGGTTGCTCGATATAAACCTCTCGGACCCCTTCGCCGTTCGGCCTGCTGATCAAACCGTGGTCTTCCATTTCCTCAATCATGTTCGCCGCTCGGTTGAACCCGATCCTGAAATGCCGCTGGATGCTGGGGATGGTCGCCTTTTGAGTCGCTGCCACCAGGCTTACTGCCTGTGGGTACAGCGCATCATCATCGCCCTGCCTACTCGGCGGTGGCGCCTCTGAAACTGCCTCCTCGGTGATAGCCGACCGATCCTCCCCGCCCAGCACATCAAGCAGCGCCGGAATCATCCGGGAGAGCTCCATGGTCATCAGGCTGAACGCGGCGTCGAATCGGGCTGCGGCATCGTCCGCATCGATGTCGTCCAGCTTTTCGTGAAAGGTGTCACCGAACCGCAGGCGGGTGATGCCGAATTCCTCATCCAGGCAGAACGACACGTTGTCGTCCCAGGTCATGGTGAGCTTGGTGGCCTGCATGCCGGCATCCAGATGCCCGCGTACTTCGTCACTGTTCAGGTCGAGTCCGCGGGCAATGACTTTTCCGCCATCTTGCGACGGATCCGCCATCCAGGCGTCAGCACCCAGCGTGATCTGATCCGGTAACTCGATGGATTCGCTCAGCCAGCCGGTGAAGGTGAAGGCTGGGGCCTGTTCCACGACAGGCGGGCGTACAGGGAGTGAGCCAAGGGATTTACGCAGGGTGCTGGCGAAGTCTTCGGCGATCTTTGCGTTGCTCGCATCGACCACCAGCAGGCCGTCGTTCAGGGCCAGGTAGCCATAGACTCGCTTGTTGCGCGGGAAGGCATGAGGAAGCATCTCCTGAATGACGTCCTCCTTGATCTCATCTTTCTCTTTACGGCGCACCCTGCGCATTTGCTCGGCCTCGATGGCTTCGCAGCGTTCCTCGACGAACTCCTTGACCACCGGGGCCGGCAGAATCTTTTCCTGCTTCTGCAGACAGATCAGCATGTAACCGCCAGCCGCGTGAACCAGGGTTTCGCCGTGCTTGCCGAGTGGTGATACCCAACCCTGCCGGGACACCTCCTGTGGGCCGCACGGCTTAAATGAATCATCGGCCAACTTAGCTTCTAGCTGCTCGGGATCCATCTGGACCGGGCGCGTGAATCTGAATATTCGGGCATTTTTGAAGAGCATTTGTTAAACTCCGATCTGTGTTATGTGAAGCCCGGTATTTGGTTAGTAGCCTGCCGGGCTTTTTTGTGCCTGTTTGGTTCTCGTTGAACCCGAGAAAGGGGCCTCAATGCGAAGCCCCTTCCGGCTTCAAGCTCTTTCGAGCGATCTATTTAGGCTGGAGTAGCTCCGCGTATACCGAAGGCGGCCAGGCCGGCAGTACCCCCGAACTGCACTGCTTTTGCGTTGTCGGTGACTTTGGTTTCGCTGGTTACCTTCGCGATCACCCCGCCGGGTGACTCTGGCAATCGCTGGAAACCTTTGATTTCCGAATGCACGGCGCCGGTATCGGTTGCGGTATCCGCAATTAGTTCGGTGGAATCATCCACAGTGGTGAAGGCCGGAACTTCTGAGCCTTCAGCCGCTGGCACGCTGGCCAGCAAGAACAGCGCGACTGCCACAAAGACGATTGCCAGAAAATTTTTCAGGCTCAGCCCCATCATGTGCGTTCCTCGCGTTCAGTTGCCGGGCTTTAAGGCGGGCCCGGAGTCGCCTTTCGAAAATTCAGTGTGCGTTCACTTGTCGTTCATGGCTGCTCTCCCCTATCCGGTTGGAATCAGACTCATGTCAAATCGGCTATGCCGTCACCGCCTTAAGCCCTCGCGGGGCGATGCCCCCAGGGCTCTGAATGCTCAAGGTAGAGGCGGCCTGAACACTCAGCGACTACCGGACGCCTCTCGGCGTTCTACAAGCTCGCAACCATCGTTGCTTGATGCGGGCCGGGCGCTGACCGGCATTGCCGCGGGCAATGTGCAGCCTTGTGAGTGAGGCAATCCCCTGCACTGGGTCGCTTGATTCCGCATCCGTGGAGGGCTCTACCTGACGCGACAGATTGGGGACCTGCCAGGTCATCCTTGGTTGTGGGAGTAGAGCCCTCCCGGATGCGCCCTGCTTCCAGGGCAAATGCTAATGCTTTAAATTCCCCTTTTTTAGTGATCTAAAATCACGAGAATTGAACTAATCTGATATCAATGCTTACGCCGCGCTCTGATGGCTACGCTTGGAAGCTTTAAGGGCGCCGTCTGTCATAAGTTGGATCTGCCACTGACGGCCCTCTGGGATGCCGTCTTTCCACTGGCTGATCGCGCCAGGCGTTACACCCAACTTCTCAGCCAACTCGGAGGGCTTTACTTTGAAATGTTCAAGTACGTCAGTCAGTGTCACGGTCTGTCCTCCAGATTACTGAGGACAGTTTAGTATGCTAAATCATATGGCGCAAGAGGGGCACTGCATACTTAACTCGTTCCTGTGTAACTTCGCTGCCATGGAATTGAACGAGCGTATACACAGAGCGATCACCGCATCCAGGCTCCCGCAAAAAGAGATTGCCTCTTATTGTGGAGTGTCTCCCGGCGCCGTTTCTCAGTGGAAGAAAGGCGACGTAAAGAACCTGAAGTTTGAAAACCTTTACCGCCTTGCAGATATAACCGGGTTCTCCGCCCGCTGGCTCGCCATAGGTGAGGGCCCAGAAAGGAGCGCAGAGCTGCCGGGGGTGCAGCTCACGTCGCACGAAGCCGCCCTGCTCTCCATCTACCGCGACTTATCTCAGGATCAGCAAGAAATGCTATTTGGGATTATCCGGGGAATGAAGAGCGTAGAGCCCGCCTCAAGCCGCCCAAAGAGCAAGGACAGGAAGGATACGAGGCAAGCCGGATAGCAAGTATTTGCGACTCTAGGCCCTGCCTGTCCTGCTTTATCACAGATTGCCCATCTCGAAGTTACCAGCACGACCGCACTTATTAAGCATATAGTTTAGTATGCTTAATTTTTTCTTGACCTGTTGAGTTTAGTTTACTAAAGTTGGTTCATCGGTAAGCTAAACAGCAAAGGGCAGAATAATGATTACCACACAGGTCCACGGCAGGCAGTACGTAATCGACGGCAAGGGTGAGTTTTCCCCTGCCGAAGAGCAGACCCTTGAAGATTGGCTTCACGCCATGAAGGCTCAGGACGCTGCACAGAAGCGCTCCCGCAGCCCTGAAACTGTGAACACCCACCGAAAGAACATCCGCGAGAAGACCGACCAGCACAACGGTGAGGGCGTTCTCGTGTACTGCTTCAGCAAAGACTACATCCGGGCGCTGATGCTGGCGTTGAGTATTTCCGGCTCTGGCGAACTGCTGAGAAGCAAGCCGGCTTCAAACCTTCAGAGCAAGCAGGTCGCTGTTCGCTTCCAGATTGGCCGAAAAGAGATTCCTGGGGTGCTGGCGTGAACTCTCTCGACTACCAATTCCACCGTGCCCAGGCACGGAAAAAGAGTAATCCCCTGCTGGCGTTGACGACGCTGTTTAAGGGCTGGTCTCCACAGTCAGCCCTTCTTTTTTACGCCGGCGATGAGATGCGGCCTTGAGTCGCGACTGACCTCGAAAAGGTTCGTCATTACCAGACACCACAAGGAGAACAAGTATGGCAACGCTCACGATAGAACTTCCGGAGAAGACGACACAGGGCCAGATGATGCAGGCACTGGATTGCCTTGGGTGCGAACTTCGGCTGGCCCGGGACGGGCGTAACTACATGGCGGTCCCGCGGGTGCGATCAGTCCGATTGGATCGCACGACCCTGCAGAGCCAGGCCGATATCTTCCGGAAGCAATACAACAAGACCTACAGCGGCGGGTACGTGCTCTTTTGGAAGGGCAAGCCTGTGGCTTGGAAACAGGAACTGGATCATCCCATCGGCTGGGAGCCTGGCTGTATCGCTCTGGACCAGTATGGGAAGCAGTGGGTCTCAGCTGGCGGTAATGGCTATGAAGGCTCCATGCGCTGGGAAGCCGTCGAGGCGCAACCCTCAAATGTAACCCGCATGCCGCCGCGAATCCGTGAGGTCCGCCAGCCGGGCCCGGGCGTGGCGTAACCACAAGGAGCAGGTAATGGCACTCATCTTAACGCGCCGGCCCGGAGAGACGATCGTCGTGAAAACGCCGAGCGGTGAAATCGTGGAGTTCACGGTGGTCGGCACTAGCGGCCCGCAGGTTCGCCTGGCTATCGATGCACCAAAGCACACGAGCATAGACAGGCGGGAGATCTACGAGCGCAAACAACGGGAGAAGGCCCATGTCTGACCCTGTCGTGGTTCAGAAGTATTCCGCCGAACTGCACCAGGTTCTCAAGGATCTGACCGGCTTGGCAAAGCTGGCCAGCGCCCCGCTGAACACCTATCAGGCTGCGGTGCGGAATTCGGACGAGCTCCTGAAGCAGATAGAGCGCGAGTCTACGGAGCGAAAGCTCCTCGAGCAAATTGAAAGCGAATCCACGGAGGACCGTTCCCATGAAAAACAGACTGGCTGATCTAAATGACCATCTGTTCGCTCAGCTTGAACGCCTGGGCGATGAAAGCCTTAAGGGTGAAGCTCTTCAGGAAGAGATCGACCGGAGCAAAGCCGTGACCGGAGTCAGCAAGGAGGTGGTTTCCAACGCCAGACTTGTTCTGGATGCGGACAAGCACAAGCGTGAATACGGGCTAAAAGACGGCCCGAAGCTTCTGGAGTGAGTCATGGTTACCTGGACCGCACAAAAGGATGACTGGCTGCGATCGCTTTATCCGGACACACCAAACCGGACCATCGCGAAGATGCTTTGCTGCAGCTATCTGGCTGTGAAGAACCGGGCCACGACTCTCGGGCTGAAAAAGGATCCCGGTTACATGGCCAGTAAGCCTGGCTGTTTCAGACCTGGACAAACCAGCTGGAACAAGGGGCTGAGCTATCAACCCGGTGGCCGGATCGCTGAGAACCAGTTCAAGCCTGGGCACAAACCCCAGACTTGGGTGCCGGTGGGCACTAAGGCGGTCGACAAAGATGGCTACCTAAAGCTCAAGGTCAGTGACGATCGGACAGTGCCGAGCCGGTACAACTGGAAATTTGTCCACGTCATGAAGTGGGAGGAGTACCACGGCCAGCCGGTGCCGCCGAAGCATGTCGTTCGCCTTAAGGATGGCAATAAGCGGAACTTTGCCCGGGAGAACCTAGCGCTGGTGAGCATGGCTGAGAACGCGATTCTGAATAAGTTCTTTGCCATGAAGAATCCGCCGGAGGGTGGCTTCGACGTCCTTCTGAATCTGGCCAGGATCAAGCTAGCCACCACCAAACGCAAACGGGAGATAGCGTGATGACCGGCTTTACCCCCCACCAAATCAAGGTGTTGCAGCATATGCGTGACACCGGGCAGTGCATCAACGTGGACGCCGTCGGCAAAGCTTTCATGGTCGACGGCACGCAAGTGAACCAGCTGACACTCCGGGCCCTGGTAAAGAAACAGGCGCTGATCCCATGCGGGAAGGATCTGTTCGGGCAAGGGGTGACGGCATACAGGATTTCAGTGGAGGCGATCGCGGCATGAACGGAATAGACGCGAGAACAGTTATCAGCCTTTCCGATAAGCGGAATCAGGCAGAAGCCGACAAACAGCAAGCGCTACTGGAGCTGGCCGAGATGAAACATGAGCTGACGATGCTACGGCACATGAAGCGGGAGATCCTGGTCTGCCTTCTGGATCGCCGGCTGCCAATGAGTAAACGGCCTGGCGCATCCGCCAGCTGCCAACACACGATCGGCCGTATAGCGAGGATTGTTCGGAATGCTCACCCAGGGAAATAAGCCGAGCTACGAGCTCAACGCGGAGGCCGTTATCGAAATGGTCCAGCAGAACGGTCTGGCCTACATCCATGGCAGCGGGTGCGCGATTTTGAAGGATGGCACCTGGCTCCAGCCTGAGCAGTGGGCTCTGTGGCTGGCGCACCTGGAAGAACAGGAGAAGGAAGCATGCTGACTGACGAACAGAAGAAACGGGCCGTTGCCGTTATCGGCACATCCGCCAGCGACTGCGAGATCTCCATGGTTCTGCAGGCTGGCCACAACCCATTGCGCACCCTGGACGAGGTTGCCGGGGCGCTCCACTACATGAACACACACGGCATCGAGAGAATCAGCCACCGAAAGGCTCTGATGAAGGCCGGCCGGAAGGCACTGAATGTCTTGGGGGAACTGTGATGCACCAGGCAGACCTCTACGGACTCTCGGAAAATCACCCGTTACGGACAGATCCAGCTCGGCCATGGCCATACAAGGTTCTGGTCGGGTACCGGGCACCTGGTAACAGGAAGATCCTCGCCACCCGCTCTATTTACGTTCGGTCCTCGGGTGAAGACAAGGCGCGAATGGTGGCCCTGCAAGAGGCTCGGAAAATGATGCCAATGGTTCTCGATGGCCAGAGACTCAAATGCTCCCGGATCGTCAGCAGTCGCCCTCTGGACAAGCAAGACGCGATAAATCTCGGAGGTAAGTAGATGGCCATGACAGCAAAGGAGCGCAAACGGCAGCAGCGCGAACGGGAAAGGGAAAGGGAAAAGGCCCTGGACATCAAGCCCTACACCATGGAACTCGCCGCCACTGAGCGGGCCGCGATCGCAGAGGCTGCAAAGCTCCGGGGATTCGAGGACCAGACCGAATACGTTATGGCGCTGGTTTACAAAGATCGTGACATGTCACGAAAAGAAAACGTGTGCACCTATCCCGACTGCCGATGCCCTTTCGATATGGGGCCAGATGGTAAATGCGTAGCGGGAAAGCCGAGTAAAAGTGAGGTGGAAAATGGCACCAATTAACAGCCAGGGAAAAGAAGGCCGCAGGAAACCGTTCACCTTCACCCACGAAACACTCGCCTTCTTTGCGAATTGCAAAGGCAAGGGGATGACCAAGCGGGAGGCGTGCACCGAACTGGGAGCGCCGAACAGTACGGTCAACCGCCGAGCGAAAAAAGTAGGGCTCTACGAAGAGCTTCAGAAAATCTATCCGCCCAGCTTCTCGCTGCCGTTCCCGGACAAGAGTACCTGGAAGCCGAAGAAGAACATTCTTCATTTCAGGGCAGCCACCATGCAATGGAGGAAAGCTTCATGAATCAGGCCGAGCTTTTCCTGGAGGATCCGCCAGCCCCAGATATTGAACACGGCGGTTACCTTCCGCCAGCAGTTCAGATTTACCGAGGCCATGAACTCCCAACTACTTACATGGTTCTGCACGGCATGAGGAAGTGGAGGGTGCCCACTCTATTCTGGCTCATGGATCTGATCATCGAGGCGCTGGAGGCCGGTCCTGTCCATTGGCACAACCTGTGCCGGTCCTTCAATGTCCCGGTCGACACAGACACTCTCTCAAGACATCTCACCCTAATGGAGACCAAAGGACTCATACACGCGGAGCCGGTTTATTACGGCAGTTCCTCGCCGCACCTGGGAAATTATCAGGGCTTCCAGCATCGCTATTCACTACCTGGAAAAAGGTAAGGACGGAATCATGAGCAAGGAAAAACCAATCCTGTTTAAGGATGAAATGGTTCGCGCCATCTTGTCGGGACAAAAAACCCAGACTCGGCGAACCATCGACTGGAAGCGCCTGCATAAACAGGCAGGCCTGTCCTTTCCAACCAAATGTCGCCTGGCATGGTTTAAGGCTATGAAGGCTTGGGGATTGGACGCTGGCGATGATGTTATTCGCGAGGTGACATGCCCATACGGAGAGGTCGGGGATCGGCTGTGGGTGCGGGAAACTTGGCGCCAGTTTGCCGCAGGCGACGAATGCGGGTGCAGCGAGGCTCCTTGCGGCTGCCCTGATAGCGGGACAGTACTGTTTCGGGCCGATGGTGATGACAGTGAATCCCGGTGGCGCCCTTCCATCCACATGCCCCGCTGGGCCAGCCGGATCACGCTGGAGATCACCGATGTTCGAGTGGAGCGGTTGCAGGATATTAGCGAGGACGATGCCAGAGCTGAGGGTGTCCAGCCGTTTCGGGGCGGTTACTGGCGCAATTACCAACCGGGCTGGACCCAGCACACTCTTGCCGCCAAAGGTTCGTTCCTTTCTCTATGGAATTCCATCAATGGCCCGGATTCATGGGACGCCAACCCATTCGTTTGGGTAATCGAATTCAAGCAGGTGACAGCATGAGCGAGCGCGACGAAATCATTGCAGAAATGCGGGAATACTTTGAGCAGCGGGCCGATGCGGAATATTTGCCGGGTAGTCCAGATGGCAGTCCGAACGAAGAAATGACGATGCTGTGGAAGTTGGATCGGTTGCAAGCAGCCCGCGAGCAGGAGGGCGGGGAGGCTGTGGTTGTAAAGGACGCCTATGACGGTGCGCGTGAAGACTTGCAGATATGGAAAAAGCGAGCACTGGAATCAGAGAAGTTGCTTCAGGAAGAAATCGAATCCAATGCTCGTCTTGTGGAAGTCTGCAACGATCTTACGGGACCGACTCACATGGGCGAGCCTGTACTTCCGCCAAGGCAGGGAGCGCAAGAAGCGAAACCCATCGCCTACACGAATGGTTCACAGCTATTTTACCTCTGGGACGAAGAGGGCGAAGGAAAGATGTTTGCAGAGCGGGAGGGTGACTACGATATAGCTCTCTACACCCACCCGCCCCGGTCTCAGGGAGTGCCGGATGAATGGCTTGAAATGCTGGCCCGGAGGGCTGAAGACTCCGACATAACATACGAAGCGACTTATGATCCCGGTTACGACAAACCAATACATCACGGCTGTGATATTGAGGAGCGGGTAGCTGATTGGATACGCGCACAGAAGGGCGCCACACCCCAGCCAGAGGGTGGCACCACGCAGATCGAATACGCAAAGCTCGCAGAATGGCGAGATGCCCTTGGCCGATTATTCAATGACTACGGCGACTGCTCCGGCAGGCACCATGTGGACGGATTCTCGTTGTGGAATGAAATACAAAACCAGCTAGTAGAGGCAGGCAAGAACGAATGGCACGACGGTGTGTTGCCGGGTGATTATGAATCCAGAACGCCCGCCTCCCAGCAAGGGAGTGTGCCGGAGGGGCAGATTGTGGACTGTCCATATGCCTGCGGGTGGAAGAATCTACAGTCGATAATTACTAAAAACGCCGCCTACTTTGCGCGTGAAACGATTGATGATGACTTCCCTGAAGAGATCAGGCAAAGCGGCATAGCGTCAGGCCAGTATGCGTTGGAACTGTGCAGGTTCGCTAGACGCCTCTCCGCCCCCGCCGCGCCCCAGGCTGACGAGTGGGTTAAGTGTGCGGATCGGTTGCCGACTGTACAAGACACAGATGAAGGTGGCCGCGTCTGGATTTGCTCGCCTATCGAAGCGGTATGGCTTTGCAGCTTTGTAGAAGCGCGGACACATGGAGCGGGATGGCACTGGAAACCCACCGGCCTAACCCGCCCGCAGCCGCCTGAACAGGGGGATGGTGTATGACTGATTTTACAAAGCTGCCTCGAAATATCGCCGATTGCATGAAGCGGGCAGGCACCCCGCTGTCAGACGATCAGCTAATGCTGCTGGTCGGATACTTGGCGCCAGTTCAGCAGGAACTGCAGCAAGCCGAGGCGCGGTGTGCGGAGCTGGAATCTGAAAACGAATCCCTTTGGGAAACGTTCGTTAAGGTTTCGGACTATCTAGGCGTCGACAACGAAGCGGCTCGCAAGATTCCCGGAAAGCCTTCGCAGGTATTTATCAGCGCCATTATTCGAAAGCAGGCAGAGGCGGTTGAGCAGGCAGCTCTGTGCTTTGGTGGTAGAGACTTTGCAGATGTACGCCTTGGCCTTTCCGAGCAGGCCCAACAATTACGACAGCAAGCCGACGAACTGGAGAAAGGGGGCGAAGGGTGCCAATAAAGACAAACAAGCTTCCCCCTCTAGAATGGCTCCGGGAACACTTTGAGTACGACGCCAAGACGGGGAAGCTCACATGGAAGAAGCCTCAGTTTCGAAGTAAGGCAAAGGTGGGCGCCGAAGTTGGCGTCACCAGGGTTACCCAGTGGGGCAAGAGGTACCGGTGCTTTTTTATTCGAGGAAAGATCTACCAGGTGCATCGGGTTATTTGGAAGATGCAGCGTCACGAGATACCAGATGGTTATGAGATAGATCACATTGACGGCAACAGCCTCAACAATCGAATTGATAACTTAAGGTGCGTTACTAGTTCGGAAAACCGCAAGAACAGGAGAATGGCAAGAAACAATACCACTGGAATAGTTGGTGTTCGCCAGTTGAGGTACGGGAATAAGTGGGGCGCCCACATAAAGGTTGAGGGCAAATATATCCACCTCGGCACATTTGACACCAAAGAATCTGCTGCGAGAGCCAGAAAAGAGGCGGAGCGTGCGCACGGATTCCATGAAAATCACGGCAAAGAGGTGGCGGCATGAGTCAGCACATACCGCGCGGCTCCATGTGCGCAGCCTGCAAACACCGAAACGGCCCATGCAGTCACCTGCCGTTCAGCACTATGCCGGTGTGTGAGCGGTTGCCGGATGGGACGAAGGTGGTTATTTGCAGTCGGTTCGAAAGGAGGAAGGCATGATCGATTCAGTGTTGAAACCGAAGACTCCCAACAACAGCCTTTGGATCACCCAGGAGGTGAAACAGTTTTCAGAGTATTCAGCCGTTGGCTATTACCACCCTCGGCTGAAAATCTTTGTAATCAGCGCTGTCGAAGTAGCGGAAAAGGAAATAGGGCCAGAGTTTCACATATCCATCAGCAAGTCGGTCGGAAACCGCCCGCGTCGCTGCTCTATGGCTGAAGCTGAAATGGTGCTCAAGCAATTTGGTGCTGAAGGTGCCAAGGAGGACAACCACAGCAGTCTGATTCGCAGTTTCTGGATGCCGATCAACGAATCCCTGGTTGGCATCGAATGCGACTGCAAAGACGATGAGGCAGTTATTCGGGAGGGCGATTTCGAGTGGCGGCCACTGACGCAGGCGAATGCGGACAGGGCGAAACACCTCCAGGAAGGTGACTTATGAAATACCGCCCAAGCAACGGCACCGAAGGCGGGATCTTTGAGTCTCGCTGGTGCCACAACTGCGCACACGATAATTACGACATCGAGGCCGGGACCGGTGAAAACTGCGACATTCTCATGCGGGTCATGTTGCACGGCGTCGATGATCCCGAGTATCCGGAGGAATGGCAGGAAGAACCTGGCGAAGCGCCGAAGTGCACAGCCTTCCTAAGCCGGGACGATGGGCCGGTTAAGCCGAGGTGCCCGAATACGATTGATCTGTTTGAGGATGGGAGCGGGACGGTATGAGTGCAAAAATAAGCGAATGCGGGCAATACAGATACCTGCTAACTCGCCCGCCGGAATCAATGCTGGCAGAGCGCGGCACAGCTCTGTTCATTATGTTGAACCCTTCCACGGCAGATGCAGAGATCGACGATCAGACGATATGTAAGTGCCGAGCATTTGCCCGCAACTGGGGGTGCAGCGGATTGACGGTTGCAAACCTATACGCATTCAGGGCGACTAACCCAAATAGGCTATGGGAACAAGATGACCCGGTAGGGCCAGATAACGACGATCAACTTCGCGCACTGGCCCTGGAATATGGAGAGGCAGTCTGTGCGTGGGGAAACAACGCAAAACCTGAACGAGTCGCAGAGGTCGTGAAGATATTTCGGGAAGCTGGCGCAAAGTTGTGGTGCCTTGGAAAGACCAAGCTAGGAGCTCCGCGCCACCCGCTTTACATAAAATCTGATCAGCCTTTGGTTGAGTTCGTGGAGGGCAAGACGGCATGAGTAAAATAGCACTGAGCGAGTGGAAGAAAGAGAACTACCCAGGCAAGCGCCCCACCCTGCGCACCGTGCAGAACTGGGCAAATGATGGGTTGATTCCGGGCGCCATCAAAGTCGGTGGGCTATGGTTTGTTGATCAGGACATCGAGAAGCAGGCCAACGGCAACAATAGGGTCGCAAGGATACTGGCAGCGTAATGGCACCACGAAAACGACTTCGACGAAATGCAGACCTGCCCGACAACCTTTATCCGAACAAGGTTGGTGGTGTGATCTATTACCGGTACAAACGGCCCGACACCGGCACCTTTCACAGCTTGGGCACCGTGAAGGGCCAGGCTATTGCCGATGCCCGCCAGCTGAACGCCGTACTCACGAAACAGGCGGATCGCGTTGGTGAAGTGCTGGGAACTGCCGAACAGACGATGAGCCACCTGATCGGCCGGTACCGGAAGGAATATCTGCCGGAACAGAAGTTGGCGGACAGCACTTTGCAGAATACCGGGTATCGGCTGGACCGGTTCAGCGAGGATCTGGGCGACTCCTTGGTCGAAAGTTTCGATGTGAAAACCGTGGCCGAATACCTGGATGAGAACTTTGTCCGGGACAGCTACATCAAGCACCGAAACCAGATGGTCGAGCTATTCCGGTTTGCGCAGATGAAAGGCCTCTACCCGTCCGATCTGGATAACCCGGCTGCCGTGACCTATCCGAAGTCGAACTATGAGAAGCAGCGGCAGCGGATGACCCTGGATCAGTTCAAGGCCATCCATGCCCTTGCCCCGGAATGGCTCAAGATCGCCATGGAGCTTTGCCTGGTGACCCTTCAGGGGCGCGCCGAGGTAATCCGGATGCAGTTTTCCGACTATGATGACGACGCCAAGGCAATCGACGTGGTTCGCCAGAAGGTGAAGAAGCACGAGCACGCCTTCCTGCGCATCGAGAGCCCGCACCTTGCGGCCATCGTGTCGCGGGCCAGGCGGTCAGGTATTGCCAGCCCCTACATCGTGCATCGTGCGCCAGAGCGGAAGAACAAGGCGAAGGACCGCAGCCACTGGAGCCAGCTGACAGCCAACCACTTCACCGAACAGTTCCGCAAGTACCGGGACGAAACCGGTCTGTTTGACGATATGCCCCGGGTGAGCCGCCCAACGTTTCATGAGATCCGGTCCCTGGGATCATGGCTCTACAAAAAGCAGGGCTTCGACAATGAGAGCTATGTTCAGCCGTTGATGGCACACGCCAGCGAGCAGATGACGGAGCATTATCAGAAGGGTCACGAACAGGAATGGGTGCACGTTCGCGCGGACCTGGACATCAGCCAGGTGCTACCGAAGTGA